GCGTCGGGAGTCGACCTGGTGGAATACACGGTCCAAGCGCCGCCCGGAGTCGCGCGGCCGAAGCGCTATTGGTAAGGGCGGCCGCGGCATGCCTCCACAGAGTAGACTCAATGCGCTACCGGCCGCGGTACGGGAAGAGAGCTGGATCGACGGCTGATCGCGCAGAACTTCGGCGGTTATATCCAGTTGGCGCGCTGGCTCGAAACGCAGGGCTGCGTAATCAGCTCGTCGTCGGTGCAAATCTATGGGAGCCGCATGGAACAGCGGCTCCGCGCGATTAAGTTAGCCACCGACCAGGCGCGGGCGGTGGTCGAATCTTCGCCCGACGACGACGGCCGTATCACCGAGGCGATGCTGCAGATTGTGCAGCAGCAGTTGTTCGCGGTGCTGGTCGAACTGAGCCCGGCCGAGATGAAGAAAATCAATCTGGCGGCGCTGGCGCGAGGCATCTCCCAGATGGGACGCGCCGCGATGATGCATCGGCAATGGAAGGAGCAATGGCACGCGAAGCTCGCGGCCAAAGCGGCAGCGGCCGAGGCCAAAGTGGTTGGCGCGGTGCACGCGGCCGGCGGCGGCTTGACGCCGGTGGCGATCGCGCAGATTCGCAGCGCCCTGCTGGAAATGACCGGCGCAAGCGAGGCGTGAGCGGCGGCGAACCGGTTGCGGTAACTCGCTTCGCGCCTCCAGCGCTCTTCAGGCGCGAGGAAAGGAAGCGTAAAGGGCTGGCGACGATCCTGTTCTACTAACTGCGACCGCGCTCGCTCGGCTTAGTGCAACCGCGATCGTGGGTCTGAACGCAGGTCACGATCTCCCTATTTCGGCCGTGGGTTCGCAAACTCGACCGCTGCCGTGCTCGCTTCGCGGGACGGCGGCGTCCGCGGGTGGTGAGTAGTTATCGTGGCGATAGTCAGTGAGATAGCCAAGGGCGCGAAACAGATTCTGCTGCCTTACCAGGTCCGCTGGCTGGCCGACCGCGCGCCGGTGAAGGTCGCTGAGAAATCGCGGCGGGTGGGTATTACCTGGGCCGAAGCGGCGGACAGCGCGCTGTGTGCGGCGGGACGCGACGGCGTGGACACCTGGTATCTCGGCTACAACAAGGAAATGGCGCTCGAGTTCGTCGAGATCGCGGCCGAGTGGGCGCGGCAATTGGCGAAGGCGGCGCAAGCGATCGAGGAAGTGGCGATCGCTGACGAGCGAAACGCGATTCTCGCATACCGGATCCGGTTCAGCTCGGGGCGCAAGATCGTGGCGTTATCATCGCGGCCGTCCAACCTGCGCGGCAAGCAGGGACGGGCGGTGATCGACGAGGCGGCATTTCACGACGATCTGGCCGGACTACTCAAGGCAGCGCTGGCTTTTACGCTCTGGGGCGGGCAGGTGCGGGTGATTTCCACGCATAACGGCGCAGCCAACCCTTTCAATGAATTAGTCAATGATATACGCGCTGGGCGTAAGAACTACTCACTCCACCGCGTGACGCTGGATGAGGCGATCGCCGACGGGTTATTTCATCGAATCTGCACCCGGACCAGCCACCAGTGGAGCAGCGCGGCCGAGGCGGCGTGGCGCGCGGAGATTTTCGCCCAGTACGGTGAAGATGCCGAGGAGGAACTGAGTTGCGTACCGCGCAGCAGCGGTGGGGCGTTTCTACCGTCGGCGCTGATTGAGGACCGGATGGCAGAGGGGGCGGTGGTAGCGCGGTGGGAGATGGGAGAAGAATTCGCGCGGCGGCCAGAGGCAGAGCGGCGGCGGGCGGCGGCGGACTTCTGTGCAGAGCGGATCGCGCCTGCGCTGGCCGGGCTGGCGCGCGATCGCATGACCTTTGTAGGCGAAGATTTCGGGCGGTCGAACGACCTGACCGTAGTCTGGCCGCTGCAACTCGCCGACAATCTGCGACGGCATACACCGTTCGTCGTCGAACTGCGCAATATCCCGTTTACGCAGCAGGAAGAGATTTTCTTTTATATCGCCGATCGGCTACCCCGTTTCACCGCGGGGGCGCTCGATGCGCGTGGCAACGGCCAGTTTCTGGCGGAGCGTGCAATGCAGCGTTACGGCGCCAAAATCCGGCAAGTGATGCTTACGGTGGAGTGGTATCGCGACAATATGCCGCGTTACAAGGCGGCGTTCGAGGACGGGCTGATCGATCTGCCGCGTGACGCCGCGATTCTTGGCGACCATCGGGCGTTGACGGTCGAGCGCGGGGTGGCGCGGGCGCCGGAGCGGCGCACGCGCGACGCGACGGGCGGCGCGCGGCATGGCGACAGCGCGATCGCAGGAGCGCTCGCGTACTACGCGAGCACGATTACGCCGGGTGAATACCACTACGCGGCGGCGCCGCGTATGCGGCGGCCAGAGGCGGGGGATGACTTTGGAACGGACGACGACTCACCGCGCCTAGTGCGGGGCGGGCGGCGGGCCGCGCTCGCCGGCGCCTGGTGAGGCGTCCGTCCCGTAATCCGGTAAGGCGGTAACAGCGATGACTTTATATGACGCCTATGGCCGCGCAGTCGACGTCGCGCGCCTGCGCGACGAGCAGGCCGGGCCAACGCTAGCTGGCGTGCGCAATATCTACTCAGTGAAGCATCCGGCGGTCGGGTTGACGCCGGAAAAACTGACCGGACTCTTGCGCCAGGCCGAGTTCGGCGATCCGTTTCTTTATTTGGAACTAGCCGAAGAGATGGAGGAAAAGGATCTCCACTACCTCGCCGTGCTCGGGACGCGCAAACAGGCGGTCGCGCAACTCGATGTAGTAATCCGGCCGGCCTCGAGCGCGGCAGAAGACGTGCGGCTCGCGGCGATGGCTACTGAGTTTCTGCTCAAGGGTGCGCTCAACTTGCGCGAGACGCTCTTCGACATCCTGGACGCGATCGGCAAAGGCTTTTCGGCGACTGAGATAATCTGGGATACGGCAGGGGCCGAGTGGTACCCGGCGCGCCTCCTGTGGCGTGATCCGCGCTGGTTCCTGTTCGACTGGATCTCGGGGCGCGACCTCCTCGTGCGGACGCTGGCGACCGAAAACCAGTCGATTCCGGCGGCGCGCGAGGACGGCTATACCCATCTGGACGCCAGCCTGATCCCGGCGGGACGCGGCGCGCGCGGGACCGCGCTGGGCCAGCAGCCACTGACCGCACCGCTCGAGCCCTTCAAGTTCGTCGTACACTACGCACAGGCGAAGAGCGGCCTGCCGATCCGTGGCGGCGTGGCACGGGCGGCGGCGTGGGCCTATCTGTTCAAGAACTACATCATCAAGGACTGGGTAACGTTCGCGGAAGTATTCGGTCAGCCGCTGCGGCTCGGCAAGTATGGTCCGGGCGCCACCGAGAACGACAAGAGTGCGCTGCTTCAGGCGGTGGCGAATATCGGCACCGACGCTGCGGCGATCATTCCGGACTCGATGATCATCGAGTTCAACCAGGCGCGACAGGCTGGCAGCACCGATCTTTACGAACGTTTCAGTGACTATATCGACCGGCAAGTGAGCAAAGCGGTACTAGGCCAGACGCTAACCACGGAGCTGCCACGGGGCGGCGGGTCGCGGGCCGCCGCGCAGGTTCATCAGATGGTGCGGCGCGACATTCTAGGCTCGGACGCGCAGCGCCTGATGGCGACGCTGACGCGGGACCTGATAAAGCCGCTGATCGACCTCAACGCCGGACCGCAGCAGCGCTATCCGCAGCTGCAACTGGCCCTACCGGACGATCAGGACGCCAAGGTCTTTGCGGATATCGTAGCGGAGTTGGCGGATCGCGGGTTGCGCGTTAGCCAGCGGGCGGTGCTTGACAAGCTAGGCCTGCCGGAAGCCTCACAGGACGAAGCCGTGCTTGAGGCGGCGCACCAAGGACCAACGCCGCGGACGGCACTTCAGTGACTAGTACACAGAAGTGCTCACTAGTTAACCAGCTTGAACTTGAGACAGGTGAAGCATTTCACCCTTCTAAACAACGAGAGGGAAAGGCATAGTGCAAGCCAATGAACGTACTAAGAAGCGGTGAGCGCGCAATTCATATGTCGCGGATCGGAGTATATGCGACGAGTCCGGCGGGCAAGGCAGAGCCGGAGTGGATCGAGCTCGTGCCAGCGGGCAAGTTTTCCGGACGGGACGGCCGCGGTCCGTATTACCTCGAGCATCCGGAAGAGGTGATCAAGGCGACACAAGCCTTGCAATTGGATGCCGGACTCCCAATTGACTATGACCATGCGACCGACCTCGCGGCGCCGCAAGGACAACCCGCGCCCGCAGCGGGCTGGATCAAGGAACTGGTGGCGCGCGACGGCGGGCTGTGGGGGCGGGTCGAGTGGACTGAGCATAGGGCCGCAGCGATCGCAACGCGTGAGTACCGGTATGTTTCGCCGGTGTTCGAGCACGACGGCGGCGGCGTGGTGATGCGCGTACTGCGTGCAGCGCTGACGAACAATCCCAATTTGCACCTGAAGGCGATCGCATCATGCGTAGCGGCACACGCTAACGAACCCCGTCAAGAGAGCAGCGGAACCGATACACGAGAGGATGAGGCGGAGGGCCAGTTTGCGGCGGCGCTCGAGACGCTGCGGGAAGCACTCAGGCTCGAGGCCTCGGCGATGCCCGTCGAGATTGTCGGAGCGGCGCTGCGCCTGGCCGAGCGTCACAGTGACGTGATGAACCCGAATGACAAGGAAGCAACCGCGGACAGCACTGTCGAGGAGAGGGCGCGCGGCACAGAGCCTGATCGAGCGCATTACGTCGCGATCGAGCATTTCCAAAAAACGGCACGGGAACTGACTCAACTGCGGGCGCAACGGCTGAGGGAAAAGGGCGAGCTTGCGGTCGAGGCAGCAATGCGGGCGGGCAAGATCGTGCCGGCACAGCGCGAGTGGGCGATCGAGTACTGCAGCATGGATCCGCGCGGCTTCGAGCACTTTGTGGCGCGGCAACCGGCCCTCCGGCTCGGCCAACTCGAGCTCGATGGCGTGCCAACCAGGGCCGGAATCGGCAAGCGCGGAGTAAACCCGGCAGCGATCGCCGGTGTGGGTGACGAAGAGCTGGAAGCAATCGAAACTGCAATCTGCGCGCGGCTGGGACTGCGCGCAAGCGACTATGCACGGCGCAAGGCCGCGCGTCCCGCCTTCGGCGATCCGATCGCGTGAACGCCAAGCCAGGCCCAATCCCTAGTGGCCTTGAACTAACCAGCCAGCCTCGGGGCGGCTCGACAAACTAAGACGGTGACACAATGGCGGCACTGACTAATTCTCGCAACACTCCTGAATTCGCTGACGGCGGACGGATGCAAGTCTATCCGGTCGAGGCCAACACCAACGTATATTTGGGTAGTATAGTCGCGCTCAATACGAATGGTAATGCCGTGCCGGCTTCGAGTGTAGCTGGGCTCAAAGTGATCGGGCGGGCGGAGGCCGTGTTCAACGGCCTGCCAGGCCAGGACGCGATCAACAATCCAGGCGTGGCTGGGGCAATCGCGATCGTGACGCGGCGGGGGGTCTTCATGTATGGGGTCAATGACGGCTCGATCGGCGTACCGCAGGTCGGACTGATCGCGTTCGCAGTCGACGACAATTCAGTATCTCTGAACGACGGCAGCGCAACTACGCCAGTGCTCGCGCAATCGCTCACGCTGCCGGCGACGACCGCCCCGCAAATTGCAACTGTGGGCCACGAGAACATCGTGAAGGTCAAGGTGCATAGCACAGCGGTGGGCGGCACGATCTACGCCGAGGGAACTGACTACGTCGTCGATTATCAAGCCGGCTTCCTGATGCTAGTGAGCGGCGGAGCGATCGCAGCCGCGTCGACGATCTTTGCGGACTACAGTTGGGGCGCCGCGACGCGCAGCGCCGCCGGGCGAATTGTGAACATCGATCCAACTGGTCAGGCGTGGATCGATTTCTGGCATCAGTCGGCAACAGCACTATAAGAAGCAGAGACTGTTTAGCAGCTAACAAAAGGGCTTTCACTGGTGCGCGTCATTAGGGCAGGCGCGTACGAACGGCAGGTACCCATGGAAATCACAGCAGCAAATCTCTCGGCGTTATTCACCGGCTTCGACGTAATTTTTCAACGCGGTTTTGAAAAGCCGCCATCATACTACGAGAAAATCGCGACGGTAGTGCGCTCCACTTCACGTCAGACCAGCTATCCATGGCTCGGCCGGACGACTAAGTTTCGCGAGTGGCTGGGCAGCCGAGTCGTGCAGGCGCTAGAGACGCATAGCTACACGATCGTCAACCGGAACTTCGAAGATACTATCAGCATCGATCGGAACGATATCGAAGATGACAATTACGGTGTCTACGAACCGATCATCGAGCAGTTGGGCTGGGACACGAAAGTCCATCCGGACATACTACTTTTCACACTGATCAAGAACGCGGTAAACACGCCTTCGAGCGTCTTGTCCTTCGACGGGCAGCCGTTCTTCTCGACCAACCATCCGGTGAGACCACTGGCCGGAGCCGGCGATGTACGCGACGCAGCCGGGTCGAATATCAACTCGACAGGTTCGGGGGCGTGGTGGTTCTTGCTCGACGCGTCGCGCGCGCTACGGCCGTTCATTTTTCAATTGCGTCGCGAATATACCATGACCCGCATGAACACGCTGACCGACGAATCGGTGTTTAACCGGCGCGAATTCCGCTTCGGAGTCGACGGGCGGGCGAACACCGGAGTCGGGCTGTGGCAATTGGCGTATGCGAGCAACACTGATCTCAGCGTGCCGGCGAACTATGGGGCGGCGCGGGCGGCAATGCGCTCGATCAAAACCGATGGGGGCACGCCGTTCGGTGCGCTGACAGATGCCGCGAGTGCGTTCCTCTTGGTGCCGCCGTCGTTGGAGGAAGTAGCGCGGCAGTTGTTGCATTCGGAGTTCATGATCGGAACGGGCGCGAGTGCTAGCGTGCCGACCTCAAACATTTGGAAAGGCAGCGCTCAATTGATTGTAAGTGAATACCTGGTTTGATCAACGCCTGAGCGAAAGCGCCAAGCAAACGCGGTAGGACGTGACAAGGACCGAGGGGCAGTAAGCCGGAAAGGCTGGAATGGAGTAACTGTGGTTTACGCGACGCCAAACGACATGACTGCGCGCTACCCTAACCGGGATCTTGTGCAATTGACTAATGAAGACCCGACACAGACCATAGTGAACACGTTGGCGCTGCAGCAGGCGGTGAACGATGCGAGTGCAGAAATAGACGGTTATCTCGGGAGCCGGTTCATGCTGCCATTGACTGACCCCCCGGCACTACTCAATCGCCTGACATGCGACATCGCCATGTACCGGCTGCAGTCCTTGCGCCCGCTGCACGATGTCGCGGACGCGCGCAAACGGTACGAAGACGCAGTGGAGCTGCTGGTACGCGTCGCGCGGGGCGAGGTGACGCTTGGCCTTGCGCTGGACAATATCGAACCGCCGACGGCGCAGGATGCAGTAATAATCCAAGCTGGCGGAGATTCATCAGGCGTGCTGCCGCAACGAGTCTTCGATCGCGGATCGCTAAAGGGTTTCTAGGCAAGGGCTGTAATGCTGGATACGCCGTGGGGGGGCGTGACGTTTACGCCACCGACGCCGCTAGATATTGCAACGATCGAAGCAGCAATCGTGAGTCAGTTGAGCGACCAGATTAACACGATCGAAGTCACGCATTATCCCGATCGGCCTGAAAGTTACCGGCTGACCCATCGGGTCGGGGCGGCGCTGGTCCGTTTTGAGGGTGCAGCGTATGGCGAGCTGATCGACACGGCCGCGGTGGTGCAAAAGCGGACGCTCAGTTTCACGATCAGGCTGATGGTACGTGATCTCGGCTGGAGTCTTGGTGGGGACGCGGCAGGACCCAGTCCCGGCGCCTATGCCTTGCTTGAAGCTATGCGTAACGCCTTGACCGGATTTCAGATTGGCGGGTGCAGCAAGATGTACCCAGTTAAAGAGCGGTTTGTCGAGCGTGATAAAGCGGGCGCCGTATGGATTTACGAGAGCCTATTCGCGCTCACGACGGCGGCGGTGGAGCCAGCGACCACCGACGGCTTCCCGCGACTGGTCAAAGCGTCCGCGCAAGAAATAAACGGGCAGACCACTCGAGATGTCGCCGCCGCGCAATATGCGTTCGGACCGGCGGGCGAAATCCAACTCACTTTCGGTAATACGTCAGCAGTCACAGTGTCGAGTGTGCCGGCCGGAACCATTTACACGCCAAACATTGACTATGCCGTGGATTCCGTCAACGGCTTGGTGATTTGGCTGGCGACGGGCATGATTCCACCGGGCGCGAGGGTGACAGTCGCGTATAGCTATGCGGAAGTAGTGATCGCGGTTGCAGCCGGCGGGAGTGCACCCACTGTGCCGACCAATTAATCGTTTCTGGCCAAGGAATGGACGAGTAACCCCTCCAGCGTACGGTCCGCCGTCCAACGGCGGGCATTGAAATGGTGAAAGCAAATGCCGGCATCTTTTCTTCACGGAGTTGAGGTAATCGAGACGACGACCGGACCGGTGCCCATCACGGTGGTTAAATCATCCGTGATTGGACTCGTGGGAACGGCACCGACTTGGGCGGTAACGGCGCCCGCAGTGGCTCCGCTAGTGAGTGCGCCAACGCTGGTAAGCTCGGCGGTTGACGGGGCAAATTTCGGGCCGCTTGTCCAAGGTTACACAATTCCTTATGCCCTATCGGCGATTC